ATAGGATTATCAAGAGATGCAATTGTGTACGATGGAAACAGTTTGGATGCTAGTTTGTTTGATGGCGTGTCATGTGTCTTTGTTGATGAGTCGCAGTTTCTTAACAAGAGCCAGGTTATTTTCTTGGCTGGTGTTGTCGATATTTTTGATATTCCAGTGCTGTGTTATGGTTTGCGCACTGATTTTATGGGAGAACCTTTCGAAGGTAGCAAGTACCTATTGTCATTGGCAGATGAAATCATAGAGATTAAAACAATCTGCTCCTGTAGTAAGAAGGCTACGATGAACATCAGAATAGACACTGATGGGAAGCGTATTGACGAAGGCGACCAAGTACAAATAGGCGGCAATGAGAGTTATGTTTCTGTATGCCGCGCTGATTTTTTTAGGATGACAAGATAGATTAATTAGGGCGATACATGTATTCTTGTTGTGAGCCATCACTGTTGTTGATAATGATGTTCCCATGCCCATTGTCAATTACTTGTGAACGAGATCCATCAGAGTTTTCTACGAGATAATCGCCATTATCAAGTTGTGATATAGATCCAAGAGCATAAATTGGGCTTAATGCTATTGTCATAAGTATAAATACTAGTTTTTTCATGTTTTACTCCTTGGTTAAATAAAAAGTTTTGTTATAATGCCAGCGCTGACGGCCCAAATTTGGTAATGGTATTGTCATGTTTTGGTAAACCGCTCAGCACCTAGATTTGATTAATTATTTTTGATTAAGTCGCTCATAGCTTGTTAAATAACGTCTGCAAAAATCTGCAAATCCGTCTAGAACGCACATATTGGCTTCACTATTTTCTGCAACAACTTCATTTTGATAATTTTCAATAGTAATTGTGTAATCGCCATTACTGTTTTTTGTGATGTAAGGATAATAATCATCGCCCATTAAATCATAAACAGTCATATCTTCAGTGGAAGGGGGTGTTGGTTCTTCTGTGCTACTATCATATCTGTCATTCAATAACATGTTATCGTAGTAGTCACGCAATCTGTCTTCGTTAAAGTTGTTCATTATGTTCTCCGCTACTCGTTGTTAATGATTGCATTATAGCAATGCTGACTTATATGTCAAGCTTTATTTTACTAATTTACTAGGTAGTAAGTGGTAAGAGCTACCCAGCAGCTAGGTAGCAAATGGTGGGTACCAAAAAATATTACCAATGGATTTGACATATTACATGTTGTTTGGTAAGTTAACATCTTAACTTGCACCCGCAGAATCATTGGGTCAAAAGCGCATTTTTTATATTTATAAACAGATTTATCAACAGGTTTTGGGGATAAGATGCATCAAAGATGTCAACAATGTAGAGGCCAAAAGTACGCAACAGGTTTAGGTGGTATGCGTAAAAAATGTTATGTATGTAATGGTGTAGGCTATATTGACATGTCTGAATTCGAAGAGCATGATGAAAGTTATGTTGAAGATTCGGCAGACATCGATGAAGAGCAAACAGAAATGGAAGAACAGGAAAGAGATGTTGAAGAAGTTTCTATGCCGCCTCAGAAGAAATCTAGAAACCGTCGTAGTGAGTAATTAAAATGGCGACGGGTAGACCTTCTATTTACAGTGAAGAATTAGCTGACCGCATTTGTGAATTAGTTGCAACTAATACTGATGGTTTGCCTAAATTGTGCGCTGCACATGATTGGATGCCACATGAAGATACAATTAAAGTTTGGAGATTCCGTAAACCTGATTTTTCCGCCAAATACGCACAGGCTAAAAGGTTTCAAGCTGAATTAATGGCTGAACAAGTTAAAGAAATTGCCGCTGAAAAAGCTTATTATATTGACGCTGAAGGCAATCAAAAAGTTGACCCTGGTTTTGTCGCTTCACAACGTTTACAAGCTGATACAGTTAAATGGTTGGCTTCTAAATTAGCACCTAAGATTTACGGCGACCGTCAGACTATTGAACAGACAGTCACTGTAAAACACGAAGATGCGTTGAAAGAGTTAGAGTGATTTAGTAAATGGCCTTAATCTGGTTCCAAATCTTTTCTCAACCATTGTTCTAAATTCAGCATGACCTTCTTCAGTTGGCTCCATGCGCTCACATTCATAACCACAATTTTGACATTGAATTCTTTTTCCTCGGTCTAATAAAGCTGGAATCCAACAATCCTCGCAAAGCATAGGGTCGTACTCAATGCAAAACTCAACTGCGTGTAGAGCATCGCCAAAATTTTGAAACTCTGGTTGTATGTGTGAGTATATATAATTAAGCACTTCTTCAGACAATATTCTATTTTTGTGCAATACAAATAAATTACCTTGCACTCCACAACCAAAACAATAAAAATCACCAGTTTTTTTGTTATACATGAAAGATGGTGTTTTTTCTTCATGCATTGGGCATAGCATTGTTATAAATTTCATTCTTTCTCCAAATATCGAACTAAAGTCATTTGAGCTCTTATAGCCTCGTAAGCATGTTTTGCGCCAATCAAGTATTCAAAAGAGTCTGATACAACACCTTCTTTTATTCTTTCGTTAATATCATTAAGTTGGCACGCGATCCAATAATCAAGTTTTTCTAAATTCATATTTAACATCTCCTCATGTGCTCATTAAACATCTCTTCGCGTATAACCCAGCTATTCACTGGGTTTTTCATGTGATTATGCTGCAGTAACAATTAACCATTTGTTAATAACTAATTTTTATTTGGTTTGTAAAAATGGTTCAACTTCTTCAGATTGTTTTAACATCTCCATTGTTTTGGCTTGTGAAATGAATCCGCGTAATCCTGGTGCGATGTTTTCTGTGATGTGGGTGATTATAAAATCGATGTATTGCGGCATCTCCTCGCCATTATAAAGTGATTTAAGGTTGGTGGCTGTATTTTCAAGCTCATTGATATGTGCGACCATTTGATCTAATAAATTTTTATTTTCCATTGGTTTATCCTTAATTTCTATGTTTGCAAATCGCATGTTAAATCCTACGATGCCAAGTATATCACCAATTTTGCGAACGTCATCTATACTTTGACAGTCAAAAGCAATTTGACCAATTGTATAATCTTCACTAATATCAAGTTTTATTCCCATGTTTATATCCTTATGACCAAGTTATCTGAACGTGAAAAACTAATAAGACAAAAATTAAAAGATGATTTTCCGCATTTTGCTAACAAATGCCTTAAGATTCGCACAAAAGAAGGGCAGATTCTACCGTTCACACTTAATCGTGCGCAACTTTACATACACGCTAAGCTTGAAGAACAAAGAGCGATGACTGGTAAGGTGCGTGCGTTAATATTGAAGGGCAGGCAACAAGGATGCTCTACTTATGTTGGCGCTAGATACTACCATCAAGTTATACATCGCTTTGGTACACAAGCATTTATTTTGACTCACGCCTTAGATGCAACCAATAATCTTTATAAAATGGCGCAACGATATTATGAAAATACACCAGAATTACTTAAACCGTCCGTTACGACATCGAATGCAAAAGAACTTATTTTCGGAAAGCTCGATAGCGGATACAAATTGGGTACTGCCGAAAATCAAAGTGTCGGTCGCTCGGCGACAATCCAGCTTCTACATGGTTCTGAAGTTGCATTTTGGAACCATGCCAGCGAACACGCGAAAGGTATCTTTCAAGCAGTTCCTAACGCAACAAATACGGAAATTGTGCTTGAATCTACAGCAAATGGCGTAGGTAACTTTTTTCATCAGCAATGGCAAAAAGCCGAGGCTGGAGAATCAGAATACATTGCTATTTTCGTACCTTGGTTTTGGCAAGAGGAATACCAATCTGACATTCCGTCAAACTTTGTCATGACAGTTGACGAAGAAGATTTAATGCATCAATATAGACTGACTATTAATCAGATTGCTTGGCGCAGAAACAAGATAACAGAATTTAGCGTCAATGGCACTGACGGCGTGAAGTCATTTATGCAAGAATATCCTTGCAACAGTGCTGAGGCTTTCCAGTTAACTGGCGAGGATAGTTATGTCTCTAATGAGCTTGTGCTTCGTGCTCGGAAAACAGAGCAAATCGATGATTATGGGCATCTTGTTGTCGGTGTTGACCCTGCTCGGTTTGGCTCTGATAGATCAGCAATTATCAGGCGGAAGGGAAGAAAAGCGTTTGGTTTACAAACTTATGTCAAAAAAGATACGATGGAAATCGTTGGAATTGTCAACAATATCATTGTTACAGAGCAACCTACCAAAGTTTTCATAGATATTGGTGGCTTGGGCGCAGGGATTGTTGATAGACTAAAGGAATTAGGGCATGGACAAGTTGTCATCGGCGTCAATGCTGGCTCAACACCGCTTGATGGTCGCAAATACAGTAATAAACGGTCTGAAATGTGGGGAGAACTTAAGTCCTGGCTTGAAGATGAGCCTTGTCAAATACCTGACTCTGATGAACTCCATTCTGACATTTGCGGAACACGTTACAAAATTGATAGCAACTCACGATTAGTTATGGAAAAAAAAGAAGAAATGAAAAAGCGTGGAATACGTTCAAGCGATTGTTCTGATGCCTTATGCTTGACATTTGCTTTGCCAATAACACAGATAACAAATAGTAGCAAAACAAGCCAAACTGCTGGTAAGATTATGGGTAAACAAAGAACGTTGCTCAACGCTAAGGGACAGCTCTATGGTAACAGTAGCTAAAAGTGCATCTGATAAGCTTGCACGGATAAAAGAAGATGTCTCAACATCTTATAAATATTTCCAAGATAACTATAAACGTTTTCATGAGTTTCGAAAATATATTTTTAAAGAATCAATTACTGAGCAGCAGCGCGCAGCTATGCAACAATTGCACCGTCCAGTGCTTGAGTTTAATATTTTAGAAGCTTACATTTCTCGCCTTCTCGGTGAATTCGCACAACAAGAGCCAAGTATATGTGTGACTCCTGCTGAAGGCGTTCCTATTCCATACGAAGTTTTAAACATAGTCGAAGGTCATATTAGGCATATCCTTCATCAAGCTGATAAAGATTCTTTCAGTTATGAGATTTATAAAGACTTATTATCTGGTGGTTATTCAGTAGCTAAGGTATGGACTGACTATTCGAGTCCTATGAGCTTCAATCAACAAATTTATTTATCACGAGTTTTCGACCCAACTTTATGCGGATTTGACCCCGCAGCGCGTGCGTCACACAAAGGTGATGGCCAATACTGTTTTGAAGTATTTCCTATGGATGTAAAAGATTTTGAACGCGACTACCCCGATGTAGAACTCAAAGGAATCAATTACGAAAGGGACTTCGAGGGGTTTAATTGGTCATACAAAGACGCTATGGGCAAAAAACTTATTCTTGTTGTTGATTACTTCGAAAAGAAAAAGAAACGCACTCGCATCGTAAGACTTGCTGATGGTCGAGTCATGACAGTTAAAGATTATGAGCGCATGCAAGCATATTGGGAAGAAATGAATTTCATTGAGCAGCTTCCAATTATTATGGGCAAGCCACGCTGGACAGAGCTTGAAACAGTTTGTCGATATCGTTTGATTGAAAACCAAGTTCTAGAATATGAAGAAACAGATTATACTTATTTGCCTTATGTATTTGTTGATGGCAATTCCATCAATTTGACTCAAGGCACATCAAATACAACTTATCAGATGACACGTCCTTATGTTTATCATGCTAAAGGTATTCAAGACCTCAAAAACTTTGCGGGTATTAGCTTAGCAAACTACTTAGAAAACCAAATACAATCTAAGTTTATTGTGATGAAAGAGGCTATTCCCCAGGAAGACGACTATATTGAGGCGCTAACGGACATTCAAAAAGCCAACACAATTGTAGTGAATGCTTTCTATGAAAATGATCCTAACAAAGCAATTCCGCAACCTATTCGTGAAGTGGTTAATCAAGGTGCGCCGCCTGAAATTATGGGTGCATTCCAAGTTACTGACCCAACCACACAAACTATCTTGGGTTCTTATGCTTCTAATCTCGGCCGAGACGACACAAGATTGTCTGGAAAAGCTGTTATCGAAACAGCCTCCCAAGGAAACTCTGCCGCAATGCCTTATATTGTCGGTTACTTACAGGGTCTGACACAAATTGGAAATATTATTGTTGACTTGATGCCTAAATATTTAGTTGGCAAACGCACAATTCCTTTAATTGATAGTAATGGCGAACAGTCTTATCAAGAAATTAATATGGAAGGCAAGCCTATACTTGATTACAAAGATAGAGCAATTAAAGTCAATATTGATGCTGGCGTAAATTTCCAAGTGCAAAAAAACAAAGCGCTAGAACAAATTGTTGCTTTAATGCAAGCTAGCCCTCAGTTTGGTCAGTTTATGAATAGTCCTCAGGGCCTAAAAATCCTTGTATCTAACTTAACTGTTTACGGCGCTGATAGATTACAAGAATCAATTGAACCATATTTGGAAGAGCAGCAAATGCAACAGCAACAAGCAATGCAAATGCAGCAGCAAGCGATGATGCAGAATCCACAAATGATTCGTGCACAAGCTGAAATGATTAAAGCGCAATCTGATGTACAGCAAACACAAATTGAAAATCAATTTGAATTAGCAAGATTAGCAACCGAGAAAGAGTTGGCTGATGCAAAAATACTTGAAGCTGAAGCAAAAGTATCGCAAGCTCAAATTGACAGTGCTGTTCGTCTGGAAGAGTCGCAGACCAGTCTTGAGGTGCACGCGCTTGAAACAGCAGCTAAAATGGCCGAAGTACAACAACGAGCACAAGCACATGGCTTGAAAATGAATAAAGAATTAAAAGATTTAATGCAAGGAGCGGAAGAAAATGAGCAAATATAAAATTACTGAACATCACATTACTCAACCTGGTGGCGTGGAAAAAATGAAACGTGATGGTTATACTAGAAGCGAAATCATGCAAACCATGTATAAAGTTACAAATGGCGCATCTAAAGATGAAAGAAGTAAAATTGTTTCTGACCTATTCAGGAAGGATTAATGAAGACTTTGCTCAAAGACGAAAGCGG